TAATAGACTTGGTATTCCAAATGTGAAGCCAGAAAATTTAGAAGGGTTTGCTTTAAGCATTGTTCGTAACAATAAGCCTGGTAAATTTAAAAATTTAGAAAAAGCTTTTGGGTACACTAAACAAGGTAAAGCTCAATACGCAGATTTAAAAAATCAAATCGGTAACATATGGGTAAAGTCTAAGTTAGAAAATTCTGGCATGGGTACAATAAATCCAAACATACTAAACCCTGAACAATTCTTAAAAGAAGTAACAGAACTAGGCAAAACAGGAGATGTGTTATTTACCCCTGCAGGGTATCAATCCATTATAGCAAAAGCAAAACAACTTAATAATTTAAAAAAAATAGAAAATGGCAACAACCCAAACTATTACTACTAGCTATAGCGGAGAATCAGCTCAAAAATATGTGGCTGCAGCTTTGTTGAGTGGTGTAACCATTGAAAATGGTGGTATTGAAATTATGCCCAACGTTAAATTCAAAAGCGTGGTGCAAAAACTAAACATTGATGATGTGATTAAAGATGCTTCATGTGATTTTGATCCAACTTCAACTGTAACAATTAATGAGAGAGTAATTGAGCCCACATTCCAGCAGGTAAATTTGCAATTGTGTAAGAAAGATTATATCTCTACATTCATGGCACAAGAGATGGGATTCTCTGCACACAATGATTTACCTTCTAACTTTGCAGATTTTTTAATAGGCCATGTAGCTGCTAAAGTAGCAGAGAAAACTGAGCAAAATATCTGGAGAGGTTCTGCTTCTAACAATGGTGAATTTGATGGTTTAACTACAAAAATGGCTGCAGATTCAGATGTAGTAGATGTATCTGCTACCACTGTAAATTCTGGTAATGTAATTGCACAATTAGGTGCTATTATAGATGCTGCACCTTCAGCTTTGTTTGGCCAAGAGGATTTAACACTATATGTATCAAGAAACATTTACCAAGCCTATATTAGAAGTTTGGGTGGATTTGGTACAAGTGGTTTAGGTGCTGCTGGTTACAGAAGTGAAGGTAATAATCAAATCATTCAGCCAGCTTACTTTGATGGTATCAGAGTATTTTTAGCTACAGGTTTAGCAGATAACAGAGCAGTATTAGCACAAAAATCAAACTTATACTTTGGTACTGGCCTTTTAGAGGATCACAATGAAGTAAAAGTAATTGATATGGCAGATATTGATGGTTCTGACAATGTAAGAGTAGTAATGAGATTTTCAGCAGGTGTACAGTATGGTGTAGGCTCTGATATTGTTCTTTACTCTTAATAATAGATAAGTTTAACTAAGAAGGGTGGGTGAGCCTAGTGCCTACCTACCCTTTTTTAATATAGAAAGATATGGCATGTAACCTTACTAGAAATAGAACACTTGAGTGCAAAGAGTATATTGGAGGTATAAAAACAGTATATTTTATCAATTATGGTACTACACTTACTTATAACTCTACAGATACAGATGCACTAGATGATATACAAACAGATGCAGATACACCTGGTGCTGTAACATATTACCAATATGATTTGAAAGGTGCTAACAATTTTGAGCAAGCCATTAACTCTTCTAGAGAAAATGGCACTTCATTCTTTGAGCAAACTTTAAATCTTACATTAACAGGCCTTACTAAAGAAGATCACAAAGAAATTAAGCTAATCACTTGGGCTAGACCCCATGTGGTAATTCACACTTATAATGGTGATGCTTTTTTAATGGGTGCTGAGCATGGAGCAGAGGTAACTGGTGGTAGTGTTGTAACTGGGCAAGCAATGGGAGATCTTTCTGGATATACCCTTACTTTAACAGCTACAGAAAAAGCACCTGCAAACTTCTTGTTAGATGCTACTTTAGCAGATCCATTTGCTGGTTTGACTACTACACCAACAAAAGCAAGTTAATACAAGAGAAAAGCTAGCAAAAACTCTTGTGAGTAAAGAGGGGGCTATTAAGCCCCTTTTTTTATTATAACAAATTCAAAAAAGATTTATTGTATATATATGATTATACTACAAAAATCTACAGGCAGTCAAACGTTTAGTTTTATACCAAGATCTTATACCTCTGGTTTAACTTATACCATTAAGATTACAAATGAAACTACAAATACAGAGGTGTTTAGCCAAACTACCACTACCTTTACTGCAAATGATTACTATTATGAATATAGTAATACATTTACTTTAAAAGAGGATACATTTTACAATCTACAAATAACACAAGGTAGTAATTTAGTATTTAGAGATAAAATATTTTGCACAAACCAAACAGTAGATAGTTATTCAATAAACAACAATGCTTATACTGAGCAAAGTGTAGAAAATGAATTTATAGTTTTATAATATGGAAAACTTACATATAGTAAATCTTTCTTCATATAACAGGCCTAAAGTTAAAGAGGATAAGAAAAATGATTGGGTAAATTATGGTGAAGGCAATGATTACTACAAATACCTTATAGAGTTATACACCAATAGTACTACAAATAATGCTATTATAAATGGTGTTACTAATATGATTTATGGCAAAGGTGTTGATGCTTTAGATAGTTCTACTAAGCCAGATGAGTATGCTGCACTCAGATCTATTTTTCACAATGAGTGTTTAAAGAAAGTATCTCTTGATTTAAAATTATTAGGAGAAGCTTCTTTTCAAGTACTATACAAAGACGGCAAAGTAGTAAGAGCAGAACACTTTCCAAGAGAAACCTTAAGAGCAGAGAAATATTCCAAAGATGGTGATATAGAAGCATACTATTATCACCCAAATTGGCCTAAGATGAAAAGAGGTGAGAAACCAGAAAGAATTGCTGCATTTGGTTTTGGTAATGGCATAGAACCAGAAATTAAAATAGTTAAAAAATATGTTTCTTCTTATTCTTATTACTGCCCAGTAGATTATCAAGGTGGTTTAGCATATGCAGAGTTAGAAAGTGAGATAGCAGATTACCTTATAAATGATGTGCAAAATGGTTTTAGTGGCACTAAAGTAGTAAACTTTAACAATGGTGTACCAGATAGAGAAAAGCAATTACAGATTAAAAGTGATGTAATGCACAAACTCACAGGTGCAAGAGGTGAGAAAGTAATTATAGCTTTTAACAACAATGCAGAAAGCAAAACTACTATAGATGATGTACCATTAGATAATGCACCAGCCCACTATGAATACTTATCTAATGAATGTTCTTCTAAGTTAATGGTATCACATAGAGTTACTTCACCACTACTTTTAGGTATTAGAGATGGCAACAATGGTTTAGGTAATAATGCAGATGAAATAAAAACAGCATCTTTATTATTCCAAAATGTTACTATTAGGCCTTACCAAGATCTTATTATAGATTGTATGGATCAAATCCTAGCAGTAAATGGTATAAGTTTAAAACTATACTTCAAAACATTACAACCTCTTGAATTTATAGAAACAGATAATGCTGTTACTAATGAAGCAAGAGAAGAAGAAACAGGTGTTAAACTCAGCAAAGAAGATCCTAGTGATGAGGAGTTGTTAGAAATGCTTGATGGTTTAGGAGAAAGTGAAGAAGATCTACTAGAACAAGGGTGGGAGTTGTTTGATGAAAGGCCAGTAGATTATGATCAAGAAGAGGCATTAGATAAAATGCTGAGTTTGGCCTCTGTAGTACCAAGTAGACCAAGAGCAAATAGTGAATTGGATGGTGAAACAGAAACTGGTAAAAGATATTTAGTAAGGTATCAATATGCACCTTTAATAGTTAGTAAAAATTCTAGAGAGTTTTGCAGAAAGATGGTGGCAGCAAAAAGAATCTATAGAAAAGAAGATTTAAACAAAAACAGTACTGCTAATAGTGAACTTGCAGCTTCTGGTGAATCTAGCTATAATATCTTTTTGCATATTGGGGGTGCTAATTGTAAGCACTACTGGTTAAGAAAAACATACATTTTTAAAGATGATGTAAGACCAGATCCAAATAGCCCAAAATCAAAACCAGCTTATAGAAGTGAAAGAGCAAAAGAAGGTATAAAAGCACCTACTAAATCACAAGAACCAACTTTAGTAAGTACACCACCATCTAAAAGAGCAAACAAAGGATATAAAAACCCAAGATAATGGCAGAGGCACTACTTGTATCAAGAAAGGATGTGGTAAAATTTACAGCAATGAATGGTAATGTAGATACTGATAAATTTATTCAGTATGTAAAAATTGCCCAAGATAAACACATAGAAAACTATTTAGGATCTGATTTGATAAATAAGATAAAAGCAGATATTGTAGCAGATACTCTTACTGGTGATTATCTTTCTTTAGTTAATACACAAATAAAACCCTGCCTTTTGCATTGGACAATGGTGGAGTACTTACCATTTAGTAATTTTCAAATAGCAAACAAAGGGGTGTTTAAACACACTTCAGAAAATGCAGATACTGCTACCAAAGAGGAGATAGATTACATACTAGAAAAAGAAAGAAACACTGCACAATATTACACTAATAGGTTAATAGAATATTTAACCTTTAATGCTCAAAGTAAGTTTCCAGAGTATTTTACAAATAATAATGAGGATGTATACCCAGATAAAGACGTTTTTGGTGGATGGCTACTTTAAAAAAGAAATATAAACCTAAGCAGCAAAATGTGGTAAAGCTGCAGAATTACATAAAAAACCTAAATAACAAATTAGAGAAAAAATTATTGTTATAATATGGCTTTAAGCATTACAGATTGGTATGGTAGAAATACAATTGGCTGGGGTGAAATATATGAAGTATCACATGCAGGCAATGTTAATGAGGCCAATTTTTGGGGTTACATTTACCCATTTAATTATGATGGCAGTACCTTTGATGTTTCAAGTACAGCATTAACAGCAGATAGAAGTGATTATAGAGCAGATCAAACTAAATTTTAAAATATGGCAAGAATAAATATCAATACAGGTTCAGCACCAGATGATGGTACAGGTGATCCTTTAAGAACAGCCTTTACTAGCATTAACACCATGACTACAGAGATATATGGTGATGATTTTGTAACAAATGCAAGGCTTGCAGATGATGCGGTTGATTCAGACCAAATAGTAGATGGTGCAGTAGATACTGTACATATAGGCAATGACCAAATTACTCACGCTAAACTAGAAGCAAGATATACAGAGGTAGAAGATATAGCAACCACAACGGGAACTATAAATTTAGACGCTTCTTCTTATGCTGCATTTAACCTTACGGGTAATGTAGGAACTGCAACCTTGAATGTACAAAATATTAAGACAGGACAAGCAATAGATATTTTACTTTCAGGTAGTGATTTATCAAGTGCTGTAATTACTTTATCAGATGATTTTACTACATCCGCAATTAATAAAGTAGGCACAAATGATTTAGATACAAGCGGAACTAATATGATACAAATAGTTTGTATAGATGATACAGATTCAGATGCCATATTAAATTACGCAATAGCAACTTATACTTCAGATACAACACCTTAATTATGTACGCAAGACAAGAAAACGGAGCAATAAAAAGATATACAGCTATTCCTAAAAGTTGGGGTAGAATAATTGCAGGATTTAATAGACTATCTTCTACTGAATGGGAAGCTGCAGGTTTTTATGACGTAGTAACACCAAGTTACAATTCAGCAACCCAAAAGTTAGGAGATTTAGAATGGGATGCTAACAATAGCGTATTTACATATCCTGTGATAAATAAGACTTGGACACAAACAGTTGCTGAACTAAAAGCACAAAAGATTGAAAGTTTAAAAGCTATCTACAATAGAAAGTTAGCAGAAACAGATTGGGTAATAATAAGAGATACAGAATTAGGTAATACTACAGACCAATCTATTTTAGATGATAGAGCAGCGTTAAGAACTGAATGTGCAACTAAAGAAGGAGAAATAAATGCTAAAACCACAAAAGCAGCAGTAGTTTCTTATTCTTTGCCAAACTTTATATAAATGAGTTTTAATAAAAAATTCTTTACAATAGGTGGTATAGTAGCATCTACACCTACAAATGTTGTTGATATATTTGGAGATGGAAGCGGTTTAGTTTTATATGAATTTGAGGGAAACGCAGATGATACAGGTGGTTTATATGATGGAACAGATACTAATGTTACTTATACCACAGGCTATATAAATCAAAGTGCTTCTTTTCCTACAAGCACAAGTAAAATAAATATACCACAAACTTATGGGGCTGAGGGGGAGCAATTTAGTTATAGTCTTTGGTTTAATACCTTAACTGCAAATGGAACTTATATGTTTGCAAAAAGAAATGGAGAAAATACATTTCAAATTAGAATAGATAATTCTTTTTCTCCTGCAGGAAAGATATGTGTTAATAATTGGGTAGGTACAGCACAAACTGCAAATAATGCACAATCTACAAATGGAGGTTATAATGATGGTGATTGGCATCATTTTGTGTTTACTTATGATGGAACAAGAACGCCTAAAACTCAATGTTATATAGACGGGGCAAGAGATACGGGAATGAATTGGGATTATGATTTACTTACGCAATCTGTTACAAATGGAAACAACATAGGTAATTCGGATTTAAATGGACAAAATTTTAGTGGAAAAATTGACCAATTAAGAATCTTTAACAAAGCGTTAAGTAGTGGAGAAGTAAATACTTTATATCTGGAAACATAATTATAATGGAAAATATAAGACTTTGGTTTATCAATTCAGCAGCAGTAGGATTTTCTTTAGCAAATATAAATATGGTTTTAAGTACTATTGTATTGATAGCAACTTTAATATGGACAGTAATTCAAATAAAAGATAAATGGCAAAAATAGATTTAGACGGAGATGGCAAACCTGACTTTAGCATAAACTTTACACAGATTATTGCTATTGCATCAGTATTTGCATCAATTATTGGTTCTTACTATACATTAAATGGTAAGATTGAAAAGGCAATGGCAATGCCTAAACAAGAAGTATCTGCAAAAGATATTGAAGCTATGAAAAGAGAATATGATTTAAAAATAGAAAAAGTGGCAGTCCAAGCCAAAGAGAATATGGAGGATATAAAAGAAATAGAACGTAATTTTAAAAGAAAATAATATGGAAACTTTAATTGTAGTTATTAGTGTAATTTTATTTGCGACAGCAATAATGATGGTTCTTAGTGTTTATGGTGTTTTTATTGACAAAGACAAAGATGGTATACCTGACTATTTAGAAGATAAATTCCAAGATTTGAAAAAAGATATTAAAAAGGAAATTAGCAAATTAAAAAAGTGAAACATTTTAGTTTAGATGAATTTGATTCACCAGATTTACCAAACTCTGGGATAAACATGGATAAATCTTTTTTAGAAAAATTAGATTTAGCTAGGGAATATGCAGGCATACCTTTCAAAATTACTTCTGGTTATAGAAGTAAGGATCATAACAAAAAAATAGGGGGAGTTGAAAATAGTAGCCATCTTATTGGTGTTGCAGCAGATATTGCTGTATCCAACAATTCAGAAAGAGGAATCATCCTTAGTT